CGCGAGAACAAGTTCAATGCGGATACTGGTATGATTCATGGAGCTTTGTCTGAAGAATCCATCTTTAAAAGTCTCCACGCCGTCCTTGAATCCGATGTTGTATCTTTGGAAGATCAATCTGCCGGAAACATTGATGGTGCTTTGCGTGAATGGTGGCAACACGGCAAAGACGTCTACGAATTGCGTAGAAAGCAAATGAAGGAAGTTGCATTTAAATGTGGGATGACAGATTCTTGCAAAATGTTAACTGAATCTTATGAAGATAGGCTTAAACATTTTGAGATTAGATATCTTGGACGTGAGCCCGATGTAATCGATGAGATTACAGACGAAGATGCATTTGTTTCTGCTGTAGGCGATGAGTGGGACTTCTCAGAATAAGTTCCAACCGCCTTGGAGAGGCGTAAAATCTATCCACTCCGGAGCTATTCGTAGTATAAGTTTAAAATAGTTGTGTATATATGGTTACTACATATTATATAATTTACATGTTTGTATATTCTATGGAAGCTTTGTACATATAGACATCCTACCCTTAGGATACCGGTATTTACCGGGGGTTTCGTCAGCCAGGGAAACATTGTCGCACACAGGAGCAGCGGGTACTGCCTTGATGTGTTGTATATATTAAATATTGCCTACTTCAACTAATAATTATAATACAAATAGTCTTGGGGCTGACTCAAATAGTCCTAATGTTGGTGCTTATAGTGTCTCAAAAGCACCTCAACACTTATCAACACAAAATGTACATTTTGTCGATGGAGACACACCATGGTCTTACGACATATCATCATCACCAGATGCCACTACTCAACTCGCAGGATTTAGCGATGCAGAACTCGGTTCCTTCCTCGGTCGTCCTATTAAGATTAAGGAGTTTCAATGGATTCCGGAAAGTTCTAGATTGTTTGAAGTTTTTAATCCGTGGACTGAGTTTTTTAGTAATCCTGATGTTCTGGAGAAAATAAACAGGTATCGTAACCTACGTTGTAATCTCAGAATGAAGATGCTTATTAATGGTAACTCTTTCTATTATGGACGAGCTTTAGTTTCTTACAATCCATTTCTTACCAGAGATAAAGTAACTCTTAACCGTGCGTTTTTTGAACAAGATTTGGTAGGAGCTTCTCAAAAGCCTCATTTTATGCTTGATCCTACAACGTCACAAGGTGGTGAAATGTTGTTACCTTTTTTGTGGCCTCAGAACTTTCTTGATATTACTCAGACTGACTGGACTGAGGATATGGGTCGAGTTACTATCCATGATTTTGACATTTTGCGTCATGCCAATGGTGGTACAGATCCCATTACAGTTACAGTCTTTGTCTGGGCTGAAGATGTTGTTCTTTCCGTTCCTACAACTGTCCAGGCTCAATCCGGTATAGCAGATAGAGAATTGGATGAATTTGGATTTCCTACTTATATTGAACAAGCAGGTATGAAGAAGAATAAGGGCCCTACAAAGAAAGTTAATAATACCAGAG